GGTTATTTTATTGCTTGTCTGCAAGTGCACTGATCACTGTGTTACGACCTGCAGTTCGCTGTGCCTCTGCATGAGCCATAGCTTCTTCTTCTGACAGACCCTCAGCAACTGCACCTGAGTAGTTCTGTTCCCAGACCTTACTCAAGATTGCTTCGTTGATCTCCGGTGTGTACGCAAGGGATGGGTCAAGATTAAACATCTCAACGTACTCCATGTCGTCAATACCGGGTACTATATTGTGTGATACTTTATCATTACTCATCTTTAACAAATACTCCGTCTACCATACGACCTGTGCGTACAGCTATTTTATTATATGCTTCGTCCATACACTCTGTGAGTGACAGACCCCAAAGGTTTGCCTGAACTGTCAGGGTGACTAACACATCACCAAGTTCATCACGTACCTTATCAATGTCCTTAGAGTACACTGCTTCCATGAACTCCACAGACTCCTCTTCAAACTTACCTAGTTGTTTCAACTTACGTTCCCTCAGGTCATGATCACCAACGAGATCCCCAAGGATACCTTTGATGTGAGCCCAGTCAACTACCTTCTCTTCTAGTTCTTCAAATATGTTATACATTATTCTTTGTCCTCGTCATAGATAGCTGTCTCTGCAATAGACAGGAAGACAAAGTTAGAAGATGCTTGTAAGCACCCCAGCATTGCCACGTTGGTCATCTCACCATTGTACTTGGCTATTAGTTCATTCAATTCTTGTAGCATATTGTTCTCCGCCACATACTTGTCTGGGAATTGTGTTACGTTGTTCATATAGTTTCCTTAACAAAAGAAGTAATCAGACGACAGGATCTCAGATATATCTAAGGCCCCCAGCTCTGGTTGTTTAAGTGTATAACCCTCTCGGGTCTCTAGGAGCATGTTCTCTATTACTGTGAAGAAGTTCTCACTGTTGTAGATCATAGCGAACTGCCACTTGGTGTGGTCTATTAGTTTATTCACATCACATGCATGAGTCGAGAATGAATCATGTATAGCACCGAAGTCTCCATTAAAGCTCTGGATAACTTTAGCCATGTGAGCTGCGTCCATTGAGTGAACGAAGTTAGGGCTACATCCAGATGCAAAGGATCTCCTGCATGGTATCAAGTCACCGCTTGGTGTGATGTATGGTACCTTAATGCTGTGACCTATCTGACCTAGTCCACGTATGGTGCTTCTGACAGTGATGTTCTTCTGACGCCACACTTCATATAACACTGGGAATCCCGAGGGAGTTGTCCATTGTGTACATGTCTCACCTGTTGAGAGTATGTGGTCTGTCATCTTCTGAATAAACTTCATGGTCTTTAAGGGACCTACGCAGGTGTCATTGATTGCCAGTATCAGTTGCTTTGAAAGAGGGGTACAGTCATCTTCTGTGATATTGTACTTCTTGTCATAGCCTTCTACCTTGCAGTCATAGTACATGTTAGCACCAATCTTCTTCTGACCTGCTGAGTATGCCCTTGTCATAGAACCACGCTTTGCTATACCTTTACGGATAGCTTTCATTGGTATCTTCCGTTCATTAAACCAGTCAGGCATCCTGTCTATTAGACGCTTGGCAACTTGGACATAGAAGTCCTTCTGTATCTCACTTGGTACAAGAGACACCAGTTCACCAGCTTGTTTGTCTTTAGATATAGCTGCCAGATGTTGCCATCCATTGTTACTCCCATCAACAGGTATAGGTAATCGACTCATATGTACAGTACGATTAGCCCTAGCTTTGTTATACCCACTGACGTCCAAGCAACATGCAAGGAAACTAACGGGCTTTTCTGCTTCTGTTCTGAAGCTCTGTCCATCCGCTAATTGGTTGATCCAGTCGAGGTTGTTTAGGGTCCACAGTTCTCTGTCCTTTAATGTCATCTTGTCCACGGATATAGTAGATAGCCCTTCGTCTTGCAGATAGGTTTGATAGTCCGCTGTTGCCCATGTTGGTAGTTCCTCTATTTCATATGATTGGTTATAAGAACAAGCTGTATGTATGCACAACCACCGGTACCCTGCAGTATCCATAGCCTTAGAATCTGCAAACTCAAAGAGTCCTTTAGATACATCAGACCCTTGGAAGTTCAAGAAGGGTTCGGTGTAGTACACACGACCTCGGTAGTCACACTCAACCATTTGGTAGAAGTCGTTAGACCCTACCGCATGTATCTTTGCAATGACAAACTTCATCTCAATAGCCTTTGACTTAGCTTTGATTGACTGGTCCTCAAGATCTATGAACAATCCGAGGTTAGTCTCCAAGGCTTTAGCCAATGTACTGTTGAGTTTCCAAGGGGTTTGTTGTAGCTTGTTAAGAGCAGTGATAAATGGTGCTCCTATAAGCTGCTTAAAGTCCTCCTCTGAACTCATTCGCTTTATGTATGGACGTTTGGTGAACTCATTACGTAAGGATGTGATGTCCTTAGGTGGTGTGAAGGAGGTACCAATCAGTGTCTCCCTCTCGTACTCCGGTGGGAGGTCTCCAAGCTCCGACCATGTGTCCATCAGTTGAATTATGTAAGGTGCTCTGTACCCTGAGTACTCTCTTTCAATGTGTATATAACCCAGTTGAAGGAATGCTTCTAAGTATAGATCACCAACAGCTAAGATCTCCTGATGGTTAGTGTTTAGTACACCTAAAGCAGACAGCACCTGTAAGCCTATTACAGTCGATGTGACGGTTAGTTTAAAGGGTGCTGACGTTGACCTTCGGGACTTCTGATAAGCTGCCACAGCCCCTGCTACGGCCCTTACAGTGAGCTTCTCGTACGTGTAACCATATGGGATCATTGAAGACACCAATCTGGCTCCCTCAGGGGGTCTACCACGGAAGGTATTACCCTCACATCTCTCCTTTATATAAGCAGTTATCAGCTCTACACCAAGGGAGTTATCCAGTGTAGTCGAGGAAGTCCTCTTGTCCTTTGAGTCTTCCAGTTCCTGTGTCATAGTATGCTGAGCCACAGTCTCCAGTGCGTCCTGTAAATCTGGACTTAAGTACTCTGAGTTTGATTGTATTCCGTTCATCTTCATCTTCTGCCACTAAGTTGCGTGAGAATGTAATTATATCAAAGCTGATCTGTTTGATCGAGCCTGAACCTTTTATGTCATCTATCGAGGATAGGTAACCCTCTTCAAATGATTTACCATTCTGAGACTTCCTCAGGTGACTGATTAAACCTAACCATACATTATGTTTCTTAACCACCTTGAGTAGGTCAGACATAATTGCATCGATAGCTTCGTTACCAGTCTTACCTCCGGCTCCTTCAGATACTGCTATTGTTATATGATCTAAGATGATGTACTCACAACCTAACAGACACAAGTTCTCGATCTGGTCGATTAGACTGGAGTCAGAGACTGCACCGTTGTGGTCAAGTAGTATCAACCTTTCATTACCAAAGACTTTCTCGTAAGCTTTACGTTCTTGCTCAGGAGTAGGATCCTTAGGTGCAAACATCTTAATGAACTTCTCTGCAGAATCCCCTATGGACTCCTCGAGAGATACCATACCAATGCTGTCTTCGGTCTGTTCCTCGATCTCCAATACAATCTCTTTGATCATAGTTGATTTACCTGAGCCAGTACCTGAGGTGAACAACACTATCTCACCCTTACGCATACCGTCAAGCTTATCATTGAGTCCTTGGAGACACTTAGGGTATGGCACTGACTGCACATCCTTACGTGCAATGTATGCATCCCAGATAGCTTCACCTCGTACAATAGAGGCAGGGGTATACTTACGTGCATTGAAGACAGCAGACATGATTTCTTCAGGAGTAGAGTCACATGGGTCATTAGCACTCAGCGTGGCTACCAATGTCTTATCCCAACCAATGATCTTAGCTGCTTCACCTACTGCTTTCTCACCAGCCTCATCTTGATCGAACATCAGTATGACTTCGTTAAACGACCTCAACCATTCTCTGTTAGCCACAAGGATCTTCATGTTACTTGAGGATGGCAGGGATACCACAGGGTACGTACGCTTATACTTGTTAAGCATAGACTGCTGTACCGCTATTGCATCCAGTTCACCTTCAGTTATGATTACCTTCAAGCCACCCGGCTGGAACTTAGACTGACCAAACAGCTCAAGATCCTTATGCTTCAACTCACCAACTACTCGGAACTCTTTTGGTAGTGTACGCTTCTTACATGCTACTACTTTACCTTTAACTGTATAGGGGTAGTAGTGTGTAGTGATAGCTCCAGAGGCATCATAAGCCACCTTCATATCATACACTGCACATGCTGTCTTGGTTAGGTTACGTTCACGAACACCTGCTGTGTCGTAGTTACTGATGTCTTGGAGTGATTCGCCACTCATATCATAATCCTGTTGTCGGTTACTTGGGTTAAACTTTGACTTAACTGTGTCATCATATTGGTCTAAGAATGCAGGCTTGTCACATGCAAAGCACTTACCTCGTCCATTGGACCACAGGGCTACTGCATCTGATGACCCACAGTGGTTGCAAGGGTAGTGTTTGGTGAATGATTCAGTCATTAGTTCCACCTGTCTTCTTTATAAGTCTTAGTGTCTAGACGTCTTGTGCTAGCTTTGATCTTGTAATCAAGTCTCTGCTGCTTCTTCTCCTTTGGCTTCGATAAGTACTCTTCCGGTTCTATAGATTTCGTTGAGTCTGTCTTTTGTTTCATCTGATATTGCTTCTTTAGGTATGAATTTAACTGCACCGATCTGACGGTTCAGGTATAAAGGGATCCCTTCGGGACATTTCTCCGTAAGTACATCTAAGTACCATTGAACTTTACATTCTGCTGCTGATAGTCCACCTCTGGTTGCAAACAATTGAATGATCTCGAAGGTAAGCTCAGAGCCACCCTTTATGAGTTCATTAATGTGCTTAGAGGAACTGCTGTACTTCTTCCAATTAGACTCCTTGTCTCGTTTAGTCTTCTTATAAGAGTGGAACTGCTTCTTACCTATGTATCTGATAGGGTTTCCATCAGGTACATTCACAGTTATAAGGTACACGAATCCGAAGTAATCATCAACCTCGAAGGGTTCTCCATCATAAGACCAGTGTCCTAGTGGATTAGTTGTTATCATCAAACACCTCTTCAATAGTTAATCTCTTAAAACCATTCCAATCCCTACGCATGTACAGCAGGTTCCAACAAGTCTCTAACTTCTCCTTCCACTCACGAGGATGGTGATCACGCCATGCATTAGCAACAGTCTCCAGCATATCTTTTGTCGGTACATCTTTTAATATCTTCTCAGCCTTCTTAGGACCGATACCTTTAAGTCCATGAATATTATCCGTACTCTCACCTGTTAGCATCTGTATGCACATATTATAGTGACCTTCATCACCATCAATGAAGTACTGAGTCTTCTTATTGAAGTTA